CCAGATCGCCGCGTCCGTCACGGAGCCGTGGACGGGCTTCTGGGTGTTCCTGTTCGATCCCAGCAACACGAACCGCGACTTCCTGGTGGACGTCGCTATCGGCGCGGCGGCTTCAGAGCAGGAGATCGTATCCGATCTGCTCTTCTCGGTCGCTGCGGCCACGGGCTTCACGACAGCCCCCTACTTCTGCCCGCTGGCGATCCCGGCCGGGGTCCGCCTGGCGGCGCGCTGCCGCTCCTCGGTCGGTAGCAGCACCATCGAGGTGATCGTCATCGGCTTCCGGGGCACACTGATGCATGGCCTGGCCCCGCTCGGTCGCTGCGGCACCTACGGCCAGAACACGGCCGACAGCGGGGGTACGCCGGTCGATGCCGGCGGCACGGCCAACACCGAGGGAGCCTGGGCGCAGTTGTCGGCCAGCACGACCTATCCGATCCGTCAGTTGATGCTCGGCTTTGGCAATGCTGGTGACAACACACGGACCAGCGCCAACTACCTGCTCGACATCGGCATTGGTTCTGCTGGCAATGAGGTCGCGCTCATCAATGATCTGCCGCTGGTTTGCGACTCCGGCCCAGACATGGTCGCCCCGCGCACGCTGGGCCCATTCATGCTCGACATTCCGGCTGGCACTCGCCTGGTCGCTCGCGTTCGTAGCTCCACCAACACGGCCGGCGACCGGACGCTCGACGTCATTGCGTATGGGTTCAGTTAGGAGGGCACTATGGCCCTGAGTGATCAGGCTCATGGCACCTTAACAACGTCCGGCACGACCGAGCACCAGTTGAGCGGGGCATCGTTCACGACGGCCGGTATCTACGTGCTAATGGTCGATCTCAATGACCTGGCGGGCGGGACGACGCCGGACATTATCGAAATCCGGGCCAAGACCAAGCCGCTCACGGGCGGCACCATCCGTGAGGCGTACCAGGCGGTCTATCAGGGCGGGCTGCTCACTGGCCCGATCGCCATCTCGGTCCCGGTCCCGTCGCTGTTCGCGATCGACTGGACGATCAAGGCCATCCAGGGCGGGGCGGATATCCCCTGGGTGGTGATGACACTCTAGCGAGGTGACGCCGTGAGCTATACGCGCTACGTCGCAGAGTATCTGCCCTCTACCAGCGGCATCGTCCTGACGCTCGGCGCTGCCACCGCGACGGCGTCTGCCGTCGCGCCACTCATCGTCCTGGGCAGCGTGACGGTTGCCCCCACCGCCGCTGCCGGCACGGCCAGCGCCATCGCCCCCACCGTCGTCCTGGGCGCACTCACCCTCGACCTGGCCGCCAGCCCAGCCACGGCCGCAGCAGCCGCCGTCGCGCCCACGGTCGTGCTGGGGAGCGCCACGGTCACGCCCAGCGCGGCAGCCGCCACGGCCAGTGCCGTGGCTCCCAGTGTCGTCCTCGGCAGCATCACGATCGACCTGGCCAGCGCCCCGGCAACCGCGACCGCCAGTGCTGTCGCGCCGACCGTCAACACCGGTGGCGGGGTCACGATTGACCTGGCCAGCCAACCGGCCGTCGCCGTCGCCAGTGCCGTGGCGCCCACGGTCGTCCTGGGTGGCCTGACCGTCACACCAGCCGCCGCCACTGCTGCCGCGACCGCGATCGCCCCCAGTGTCACACTGGGCACCGTCACCGTCGCCCCCAGTCCCGCCACGGCTGCCGCCAATGCACTCGCCCCCATGGTCGTCCTGGGCAGCGTGACACTGGCGGCGTCTCCCGCGACCGCCATCGCGTCGGCCGTCGCGCCCACCGTCGACACGGGCGCGGGCATCGCGATCGACCTGGCCGCCAGTCCCGCCATGAGTACCGCCACCGCGCTGGCGCCGACCGTCGTGCTGGGCGGCATCGTCGTCGACCTGAGCGCCGCGCCCGCAATCGCCGTTGCTACCGCCGTCGCGCCGCTCGTCATCGCCACCGAGCCGGTCGTTGTCTGGACCGGTCCCGGCTGGCAGCGCGTCGGTCCGGCCCCCGGCTGGCGCGCGCCGGTCCCATCTGGCGGCTGGCGCCAGGCCCGCCCCCGCGCGGGCTGGAGGAGGTAACGCATGCCGGCATTCTGGCAGGATTCCAATCTGGAGCTGTGGCACGGTGAGGCGTATCACAACGTCCTGACCGTCCAGCGGGCCGAGGCGCCTGACTACGTGCTGACCGGCCACTCGGCCGTCTTCCGCCTGCGCGCTGCCACTGGCGACGTCGACGTGATGAATGTCGACATGCCGCTGGTCGCGCCGCCGCAGCTCGCGATCGTCAGCGGCGTGCCGGACACGCTGGTTGCTCAGTTCTCGCTGGCGATCCCCGAGCTGACCATCACGCCCCTGACGCCCGGCGTGACCTATCGCTACGCGGTGTTTATGACCGACAGCCGCGGTGAGACACGCCGGCAGCGAGGCGGCTACGTCTACGTGGGGAAGGCGCTGTGAGCAACCGCCGAAAGTTCACCGTCGAAAAAAAGGCCCGCTACCTGGCGCTGGTCGCGTCTGGGGTCCAGCTCGGCAAGGCGGCGCAGGCGGTTGGCATGAGCGCCCGCGGGGTCATGGATCATCGACAGGCCGATCTCGACTTCGCGCAGGCGGTCAATGATGCCTGGGAGCTTGGCACGCAGACGCTCGAAGAGGAGGCCCGCCGCCGTGCCTTCGAGGGTGTCACGTCGCGCCGGGCCATCCTCCATCGCGGCCAGGTCATCGGCTACGACGAAAAGACCGAATACAGCGACACGCTGCTGATCTTCCTGCTGAAGGGCCGGCGCCCTGACGTCTACCGCGAGCGCACCGAGAACATCAACCGCAACGACACCAACGAGCCGATCACTGAGATCGAAGCGGTCCGACCGGCCACGGCAGGAGTGCTGACCGATGCCTGACCTGGCGGTCCGTGACGGCACGCGCTTGCGGCTCCTGTTCCACCCTGGCCAGTGGCGGGCGTGGGAGAGCGACCGACGCTTCGTCGCCATCATCGCCGGCACCCAATCGGGCAAGTCCGTCTTCGGCCCCCACTGGCTGCGCCGCGAGATGAGCCGGCGTGGTCCTGGCGACTACATGGTCGTCACGCCGACCTTCCCGCTGTTGCAGGTGAAGGCGCTGCCGGAGTTCCTGAAGTTGTTCAAGACGACGCTGCGACTGGGCGACTTCACTGCTAGTCCAGCGCGCCGGTTCACCGTCAGTGAGCAGGGCGCGCACCGCCTGTTCGGTCACCGGCCCGACTACCTCGACGAGGCGCGCACGACGCCGACGCACGTCTACTTCGGCCATGCCGGCGAGCCGGAAAGTCTGGAGGCCGCGACGGCGAAGGGCTTCTGGCTGGACGAGGTCGGTCAGAAGCGGTTCAAGCTCGCCTCCTGGGAGGCGCTGCAGCGGCGCGGCGCGGTCTACCAGGCGCGCTACCTGCTGACGACGACGCCGTATGACCTCGGCTGGTTGAAGCAGAAGATCTACGACCGCTGGCGCGCAGGTGACGCCGATGTCGATGTGATCACGTTCGACAGCACCGAGAACCCCGCCTTCCCCCCAGCCGAGTTCGACCGTGCTCGGGAGACGCTGCCGGCCTGGAAGTTCCGCATGTTCTACCGCGGCCGGTTCGAGCGCCCCGCCGGTCTGATCTACGACAGCTTCGACGAGACCCACCACCGCGTTCCGCGCTTCGCCCTGCCCGACCGCTGGCCGCGCTATCTGGGCCTCGACTTCGGCGGTGTCAACACGGCCGGCGTCTTCTACGCCGAGGAACCGGGCACTGGCCGCCTGTTCGCCTACCGCGAGTACAAGGCGGGTGGGCGCAGTGCCGCGGCTCACGTTCGTCACCTGCTCGCTGGCGAGCCGATGGTGCCGACATGCGTCGGTGGCAGCCGGAGCGAGGGCCAATGGCGCCAGGAGTTTGCGGCGGCCGGACTGCCGGTGCAGGAGCCGCTCATCTCCGATGTCGAGGTCGGCATCGACCGCGTCTACGCCGCCCACGCCGAGAACCAGATCATCGTCTTCGACGTCCTAGCCGGCTACCTGGAACAGAAGTCGACCTACAGCCGCGAGGTCGACGAGAACGGCGACCCGACCGAGAAGATCGAGGACAAGGACAGTTACCACTACCTCGACGCCGAGCGGTACATCGTCGGCTGGCTGCGCGGTCACAACGAAGCGACCTGGGGGCCGGCGCCCGCGCTCTACGGCAACCGGCGCGAGAGGGGGCGACATGGTTACGTCGGCTAATTGGTTCCAGGCTCACGCCGCGTCGATGTTTATCTTCGATCAGTACGCTGGCCAGCGTGTCACGTCGCCATCGGGCATCTACGCCGTGATGGACGCCTATGCGATGGGCACCGTCTGGGACGACGAGAGCGTGCAGGCCGCGCTGACGGCTGGCATGAACGACCTCACGCCCAACTTCAAGGTGCGCGGCATCTTCAACGTGGTGCGCCCGATCGTGGAGTTCTACGTCGACTACACCCAGCAGGGCATGCTTGGCGTCGAGGGCGACTCTGGTGTCGACGCCTGGTTCGAGACGAAGAACCCGCGCATCATCCAGCCCATGCTCGACGTGGTCGAATGGTCCAGCCTGGCGACCGAGAGCCGCAAGCTGCGAGCTCGGGCTGCCAAGTTCGGCAATGTGCTGCTGGTCGTGTCCGACCGCTACGATCGGGTCAACCCCGATCACAGCACCGTCCGTATTGAGGTGCGCCACCCTGCGGAACTGACGAAATGGGCATTCGACCGCCAGGGCAACCTGACCTATGCGCTGCTGGAGACGGACGAGCGCACCATCGACGAGCGCACCGGCCGGGAGACCGCCTACCGATACGGCCGCCTCTACACCAGGACGCAGTACGCGACCTTCAAGGACGGCCAGGCCTTCGCCTACGACGACAATCCGACGCTGAACGGCCGACCGCTGGCGACCTGGCCGAACCCGCACGGCTTCGTGCCGATCCGGGTCTGCCAGCATGAAGAGACGGAAGGCGAGTTCGGCGCCAATGCGTGGTACCTGATCGTCGACGCGCTCAACGAGATCAACCTGCGCGCCAGTCAGGTCGGCGGCAACATCGGTCAGCACTTCAGCCCGGCCTACGCCATGATCGGCGTGGCCGCCCCCCGCGCCCCGGCGACGGGCGAGGTCGAGGACGTGCCGCGCAACGGCTTCCTGTACATGCCGCCCAATAGCGACGCCAAGCCGCTGCTGGCGCAATTGGACATCCCCGGCGCCTACGTCCATATCGAGCGCATCCTCAAGCACATCGTCGAGGTGCAGCCGGAATTGACGCTCCCGGAGCTGCTGAAGGCCGGCGGCGATCTCACCGGTGTCGCCGTACAGAAGATGCTGACGGGGCTGCGGACGCGCGGCGAGGCGGCGCAGGCCAACTACGACGGCGAGCTGGTCAAGGCGCTGCAGATGGCACTGTCGATGGGCAAGAACGTCGCCGGCAGCGGCTATGACCTCTGGGCGGCGCGCTACGGCGCAGACGTGGGTGAGTTCAAGGCAGTACGGCTGGAAGACTCGTTCGACTGCCGCATTCACCGGCCAGACATCCTGCCACTGAGTGAACTGGAGCAGCTGCAACTGCTTCGTGAAAAGGCGACGTTGGAAGCTGAGATTGCAGCAGTTTCCAATCCGCAACCTGTCACCCCATCAGCGGTAGGTCAGCGAACGGAAGACGATCCTGAACGACGTGAAGTTGGGAAAGTGAGTGACGCCGCTTAGGGCGACCACGGCGCATATCGCCGCCGCACTTTGTGGAACAGCACTGAATGTGTGACTTACTTGGCTTTGTCCAGAACAGCTTACCGCAGACTACGCAACACTTTTCTATGCCTGATCGGCGACCAATGCCTCGACATGCTACGGAGCAAAACCGTTGTCTGCTCAACTGATGACAGGTGAATGGCGTACCACAGGCAGCACACAAGCGTGCGTTCGGACCACCGCGCCAATTGGCGCTATTCGACCCGCGCTTTGCAGCGAAGCGACATTCCAGAGAACAGAAGAATCCGCCGCCGAGCGCAATCTGAGACGGGGTGCGCGTGAATCCTGCGCCACAGTGCTGACAGGTCAGCGAGACGCGCTTCATGTGGGCGGCGCTGATCTTCGCTCTCGTTTCCGACGACAGGCGTCGCCCGATCACCCCATCTCCCCCATCGGTCAGATTCGTGAGTTTGTCCCTACCAAACAGGGAGATCAACTCCATCTCACGGGCCAACACGTCGTCATGATCGGTGCTTCGATAGACGACAGTCATGGTGATCGTGCCGAGCTTCCTGATCTTGCGATGGACATGGGTCTGGCCACCGTTGCGTGCTGCTTTGAGATGAGCAGACAAGCGTCTTTCCGGCGCTTGCGAAGTCTTGCCGACGTAGAAGATGCGGCCACTGGCATCTTCCAACGTGTAGACGCAGTGCCAGCGTGGGGTAGAATCGTCCTGCATCCCATACCTCCGAGTGTGGGTGCCACGCCACCGGCTGTTTGCAGCAGCGCGGTGGCCTCTTTGTGCCCTGATTATACCACTTTTGCGTCCCAGAAGGCGGGACTGGAGGCGCTGATCGCAAACGGTGGCACACCGCCACCAGCCGCGGCGGCGCCAACGGGCCAGGCGGCGTCAGAGGATGAGGAGCGGCAGGTGATTGGCAACCAGGCAGCCGACTAGGAGGAACGGATGAACGATGACACGATCTGGCTCGTTGGTGTCGACGTGGACGCATACGAGGTGACTGCTGGTCCACACGTGGCCGGGGTGACGTGGGGCCATCCCTGCGCTGTCATCGTCCGCAACATGCCGCAGGGCCGGGTCGAACTCCGTATCACGCTCAGTCCAGCCGAGCGACGGCAACTCGGTCTCTTTGGTCGCACCGTCTACGACCGCTACCAGCGCGAGCAGGCCAACCCCAGCGCCCCGGCTGCCCCACTCCCGTTCCCAGCGTCCGCCAGCACGGGTGGCACGACCTGATGGGCGCGGGTCGGACGCGCCGCCGCCGTCAGCAGGCACATCGCCTCGCCCATGAGCGCGCCTATACCGCGAGCCAGGCGGCGGCCAAGGCAGAGGCGATGGTCGGGACGGATGCCCTGGGGCAGGCGATCCGGCGCGCCACGCGCGTGGAGCACTGGCACGTTGCGTTTTCGCCTGAGGAGATCGCGCTGATCGAGAAGGGGCGGTTGGCGCATGGCTGAGCGCGAGCATGAGGACGGCGTCGAGTGCTGGTGCGGGCCGCAGATCCTCGCGACGGCTGAGGGGCGAGTGACTATCCACTATGGCCCGAACGGCACGCTGCCGCCCGCGACGCTGGTCGCGCAGGCGTGCCTTGAGCTGTACAACGAGACGCACTACGCAGCGACGATCGAGCACCAGGAGCGGAGCTAGGAGGGCGTGATGTCGGTTCTGGCCGTGATAACGCCATCGTCACCCATCGATGACTGTCCCCTGTGGCGCTGCGCGACACCGGGCTGTCGCGCCGTCCTGGGTGTCGTCGAGGGCCAGTACGTGCGTGTCCGCATCCGATGTCGTCACGGCATGCGCGATCTTCGCTTCGTCGCCGCCGGCAGCGAGCAACGTTGTGCGGAGTGCGGTCGCCTCAACCACTGGCCCCCATGGCCCCGTACGACTCATCGCGAATCCGTGGCAGAGCCTAAGTCGGCACATCCTCGCGAAATGGCCAATTAGGTGGCGCAAGCGACGTTAACGCTTTGTGACGGCCATGCTATACTGGTTGTTGGGAGCGGCTAAGCAGCAGTGGCCCGCCCCACCGCCTCTGCGAAAGGCGGCACAGCAGGCCACTCCTGGCCCTATCGGGCAGCTACGCTAATTTGATTAGCGGGCGGTGCAGGACAGGCGTATTAGGCCACCGGCACCGGAGCCACACGGGCATAGCCGTTCCTTTCTGGCGGCGGGGTTCCCTAGTCCCCTGTCAACGGCACCCTCCGGGTGTCTCGCCGCCAAATCCCTAAACTCTTCACTCGTCGTCGTCTTGTTCGTCCTCTGGATCGGCCTCTTGCTCCGGGAATTCCCGCAATGTCTGCCGGAGTGACAGTAGGTACGCGGTCTCCTCCTCGCTAATCTCCAGCCAATCTACCGCGATGGTAAGAGTCACCGTCCCGCCACTCGGTAGCCGCACCGTCTTCGACTGTGTTGTTGGTTGGAATTCGTTTCCCGGTAGCGTCTGCTGCGTCGGTTGCGTGACCGGCTCTAGTTGAGGGCCGGTTCGCCTCGTCGATTGGGCAGTTCGACTTCGAGCTACGCGCTGGGCGCGCGGGCGGGGCGCCGAAGTGATGCGAGACGATACTGGTATCTCCGCGTCTTTCGCGGCCGCCAAGAAGAACGCAGCGCACTTGCGGACGGTATCACCACCCGCGCCGGTCGCCCGAAGCTTTTCGTCGAATTGCGCGGGCGTCGCGTGCGCTAGACTGAAGCTGTCGTTGTGGAAGAAGGGATAGGACGCCTCGATGACCTCTCGGAGGACCTGCTGGCGCTCGGCACCCTCGCTAGTCACCAGCCGCTTGAGTTGGGCCGCCGGTGTTCCGTGGTCATCGATCAGGCGCAGGTACTTCAAGGCGGCGAGCAATTGATTCTGGATCGCCCCGGACGTCGTGTTCATCACGCTGCGGTCGATGCGACTTGGTATCCCCTGCTTGAGGCTGTCGGTGAAGGTGCGAAATGTCTTGTAAGGAACATAAGGCGGCAGCGGCTTAGCGGCCTCCTTGGCGGCACTCATCTCCCCTCCTTTATGCCACAGGCATCATACCACATACCGCAATACCCACGTCAATACCGTGGCACGGCAATTTCCGACTATTTTTGGAGATTGACCCAGGCATTGCTATCATGGCATCAGGAGGTGCAGCTATGCGAGGCGAGATGGTCATCGTCCGAGCGTTCGAGGATCGCCCTCTGGTGCGGCGCGTGTGGTCGGCAGACGCTACGGCCGTATTCGTCTGTAGCGAGGAGAACTTCGCCCGCCTGAGCGCCGGTCAGGAGGGTTGGATGCCGGTCGGGTTCGCACGCCAGGACGTATACCAATATGATGATGGCATCGCATGGGCATTGGACGATACCACTCACGCCAATCCCTCACTTTGGGATCGATTGCACCATTGGGAAGGAATGGTGAGCTAATCGGCATCATCTTTACCCTACTGCGTCGGCGGCGACTCCTCCCACGGGTGGGCCGTCTGGGATGGCATCACCAGTCGGCACATCGCCGGGCCATGCAACTTGGTCCACTACCTGCCCCGGTCGCCAATAGACGCGGCAGCCTGGGTGTGATAGACTGCTCCTAGTCAAAGACCGGGCCGCAGACGCGCCCACGCGGGGCTTGAGCAGACGCTCGCTCCAGCGGGCGCTTTTTCGTGCCCGGCGGGGCGCGATGCCACCTCCGGGCCACCAGCCGGAGGGCGGGCGCGATGCCTGAGCCGAACGAGATCGAGACACCGCCGACCACGCCGCAGGCGCAGGGCGATCCACCGGCTGACGCGCGACGCGCCGAGCCGGACGATGAGGCGCTGCGTGAGGCTGGCCGCCGCGCCCTGGACGCCGAGCGCCGGACCAGGGCCGACGCCGAGAAGCGCGCCAAGGCCGCAGAGGCGGAGCTGGCGGCCCTGCGCGAGGCGCACGCCACCGACGCCGAGAAGACGTTGCTCGCCGCCAAGCGCGAGGAGCGCGACCGGGTGCTGGCGGAGGCGCAGACCGCGATCGACGCCGCGACGGCCGACGCGCGCCTGGCCCGCCTCGAAGCCGCCATCGTCCGCAAGGCGCTGGACCGCTTCTATGACATGGACGATGTGCTGGGCGAGATCGCCCGCGATGCGTCGGTTGTGCTGACCGAAGACGGCCGCGTGACGGGGCTGGACGCCGCGCTGCGCGAGCTGGAGAAGCGCAAGCCGCACTGGGTCCGGCGCGACGGCGATCGCGGCGCCATCGACTACGGCGCCCCCGCCGCCGGTCGCAACGGCTCACCCGCGTCTGGCCGCACCAGCATCGACCAGTTGACCGAGCAGATGCGGCAGGCCGGTATGGGCGTCCGCATCTAGTCCACCAAGGAGTATCCAATGGCCGCAGTTGCCAAGTCTGGAACCCCAAGCCTCGCGACGCGCGAGCCGGATGTGTCTCGCCAGGTCGGCAGTGGCCTGACAGCCGGCGCCGCGATCGCCGCTGGTGATGCCTGCTACATCCACACCGACGGCACGGTGCTGCTCTCGACCGGCGCCGCGGCGAACGCTGCCGCGCAGGTGGTTGGCTTCGCCGTGCATGCCGCCGCGATCGGTGAGGCGGTGACGCTCCTCGACGACGTTGACTGGCGCTACGGCGCCGGCCTGACGCCAGGCGCTGCGTTGTTCCTTTCCGCCGCGACGGCAGGCGCGCTCTCCGATGTTGCCACGACCGGCGGCACCGCGCCGATCGGTCGTGTCATTGACGCCACCCGCGTGCGCCTCTGGGCCAGCCGCTACTAAACGCGGCGCGGCATTGGCCGCTGGCCGCCTGAGGAGATACGACGATGGCATACGGCACACTTACCGTACTGGACACGCTGGCCGCCTCGCAGCAGTCGCTGGTGGCGTTCGGCGTGGACCGCGCCTTCCAGGGCATTGACGACCTCTTGCAAGCCTACCGCCGCATCACGGCCGACCTGGGGCCGATGATCGAGCGCTCCACCGACCGCCAGCGCCGGTATGGGGCTGGTAGCTCTATGACGATGGACGTACTCGACGAATCCGGTCGCGCTGCGCCGCAGAAGATCGCGGCCGGTGATACGGTCGGCTTTCCGTTGCGCGGCTACGGTGTGGCCGTCCAGTGGACCGACCTGTTCATGCGCCGCGCCGGCTCGGCCGCGCAACTCGCTGCGCAGTTCCAGGGCGCGTTTAGCGCCTACGAGCTCGCCGTGCAGCGCGAGATCAAGCGTGCCATCTTCTACCCGACGAACGTGACCTTCCCTGACATCCGCGTCGACGGCGTGAGCCTTGGCGTCAAGCGGCTGGTGAACGCCGACAGCGCCAACATCCCGCCCGGACCGAACGGCGAGAGCTTCAACGGCGCGACCCATACCCACTACCTCGGCACCGGCTCCTTTGTCGTCGCCGATCTGGTTGCGTTGGTCGAAACCGTCGTTGAGCACTTCACGGTCGGCCAGCCGGTCATCAACATCAACCGAGCGTCCGAGGCGACTGTGCGTGGCTTCACTGGCTTCTACCCCTACCAGCCGGTGCAGTTGGTCAACCAGACCGCCGGCATCGTCGCGATGGGCCCGCTGATGCAAGAGAACATCTACGACCGCGCCATTGGCATCCTGTCGAGCGGTGGCATCACCGCCGAGGTGCGCGTCAAGCCGTGGGTGCCCGCCAACTACGCCCACGCCTGGATGGAAGGCGCCCCGGCTCCGCTCGTCTACCGGATCGACAACGACGAGGACGGCAGCCTGCGGATCGTCCATGAGGGCCGCAATGAGCCGTTCAACGCTCGCGCCATCGGCATTGAATTTGGAATTGGGATTTGGAATAGAACAAATGGGGCCGCGATTCGGCTAAACAATGCAACCTACGCCGCCCCAACAATCAATTAGCGATGCGGAAGCGCGAGACAATGATGCGGCTAGATAACATGACGCCACGTTTTGCGATGAACCACATCGAAAACCGTGATCTTGCTCACGTTGAACTCGTGGGCAAGCTCGGTCTGCGTGGCGGTCCCGGCGTCAAAGCGGCGTCGTATCTCGCGCACCGCATCGGGTGTGAGGCGGGCATTCGGCTTTGCCTCACCACGCGCCACCAGTTCAGGATGCGTCTGGCTGCCATGCCGTTCGCCACGCGGGATGCGGTCGGGCGGCATGGGGCGACCCTTCACCGAGCGACTCTTTCTCGCCATGTCAGCCGAGTTGTCGGCCGGCGTACCGAGAAACAGATGGGCCGGATTGACGCATGGCGGGCTGTCGCAATGGTGGCAAACGTACAGACCAGCGGGGATGGGGCCGTGCTCCAGTTCCCAGGCGATGCGATGGGCATGGACATCTGTGCCTTCACGTCCGCCGGTTCTGATAACGCCATAGCCCTTCCGGTCACAGTGCGCCGTCCACAGCCAACAGCCGTCCGTCTTGTGGACCTTGGCCCAGAAGCGTTCGGCCAGCGGCGTCCGCTTCGTTCGCTTGTTCGCCCAGTAGCAGGCGCGCGAGCAGAACTTCCCCCGCGTCTCGTCCGTGAGACGATAGCGCGGGACCAGGAATGCGCTCCCGCACTGCTGACACGTCACCGTCGAGTCAGTCGGTCGCATGGTACGATGGGCCTGCATCTCTACCTCCAGCGTAGGGTGCCACGCCCCAGGCCGCTGCAACCGGCGCTGGGGCACATCTGTGCCTGAATTATCCCATAACAAGGGGGATTTTGCCATGGCAGCCAGTCCACGCACCGCAGCCACGGATCAGGAGTTCACGGAGGCGCCCGCCTTCAACGAGATGC